CTCCAGCGCTGGAGCGAGCAACTGCTCGAACTAGGGGGACCAACTGAGCCGTTGATGGCCCCTGCGCTCATTCCTCCGTCTCGCCCAGACAGCATCATCATGGGCAGGGACAAGGTCGACCAGTCAATCTCACAGCGCACTGAGATCATCGTGCAGGGAAGCGTCGATCCAGAGGCTACCGCCCGAGCCGTGGCCGATCAGCAGGCACGAGTCAACTTCAACCTGGCGCGCAACCTCGCCACCGTGACGAGGTAGTTCCCATGGCCAACGCCACCTTCTTGCCTAACCGCGCGATTGGCCCTTTTGCCGCCACGGTGACAATGGAAGAGGTCTCCAACGATGACCTGGAGATCACCAAGCATCCGATCCAACTTGGGGCATCGGTAACGGACCACGCCTTCAAGCAGCCAGTGACCGTCACGCTCAATGTGATGTTCTCCGCTGACGATGCTCCGCTCCACGAGACATACGGCAAGCTGCTGGACCTCCAGGCCCAACGGACGCCATTCGGCGTGGTCACAGGCAAGCGTGTCCTAAAAAACATGCTGATCAAGACGCTGTCCCAGACGACAGACGCCGCCACCGAGACGGTCCTGGCCATCAAGCTGGACCTGCAAGAGATCATTATCGTGTCTCTCAGCATCGTGGGAGTACCTGAGCGGTCCCGTCAGGCCAATCCTGGCGTGACCGGCGCAACCGAGCGCGCCGGGCGCAAGTCTCCGGTCCAGGCCACCGAGCCCCGCTCGCGCAGCGCCCTGTCGACGCTCTTTGGAGGCGGATAGCATCATGTACGTGGTCTATCGCATTCCACTTGAGCCCACCCCCCAGCGCTTTGACATTGAGCTTGGCGGCCGAGCGCTGACCATGGAGGTGCGTTGGAACCCGGAGATACCGGGCTGGATATTGGATATCTACGACGCGGACACGGATGCGCCCTTGATTTTGTGTCTACCACTTATCACGGGTATCGACATGCTGGCCCAGCACCGCTACTTGGGTCTGCCAGGATCTATAGTTGTCACAACCGACGGCGATGATTTAGCTGTTCCAACAGAGTATAATCTTGGTGGAGACTCTAATCTTTTCCACGTGATAGACCAATAATAGTGACCACTTACCAGTACATTCGCCGCTGTAAACTGACCATTGAAGGTGGTTTTGGCAACCTGGATTTGTCTGCTCTCCGCATCAAATTCAAGGTGCGAAAGTCTGATATCCAAACGCCTAATAACGCGGAAATCCGAGTTTATAATCTTTCCAAACCGACGGTAAATCAAATTCGCAAAGAGTTTACGCGCCTTACTTTACAGGCCGGGTATGAGTCAAACTTTGGCACAATCTTCACCGGCAACATCATGACTTTCTCTCGTGGCCGGGAGGGCGTCGACAGTTTCTTGGACATCGCGGCTGGCGATGGAGACGACGCATATAATTTCGCGGTCGTCAACGCCACCCTGGGCGCGGGGGCGACGCGGGAGAATCAAATCAATGCCGCAGCCCAGGCCCTGGCCGGCTATGGCGTCACCCCGGGCTACACGTCGGAGATTGACGACAAGACCGGTCTGCCGCGAGGCAAGGTCCTCTTCGGCATGGGCCGGGACTACCTGCGCCAATCCGCCGATGCCGCAGGCATGACATGGAGCATCCAGGACGCCCAACTCCGCTTTCTCAACCAGCAGGACTATCTACCCGGCAAAACCGTGGAACTCAATAATAAGACCGGCCTGATTGGCCTTCCGGAGTTGACCACGGAAGGCATCAAGGCAAAATGCCTGCTAAACCCTTTGCTCTCAGTCAGCGGACGGGTTAAGATCAACGAGGCTGACGTTGCCGACGCCAAGCTTCCTGGCATCGGACAGATAGTGGCATTCGGGCTAGGGGCCAGCATTGCGAGTGACGGCATTTATCGCCTGCTTCAGATTGACCACGTGGGCGACACGCGAGGCAACGACTGGTATAGCGATGTGACTTGTCTCAACCTCGGGGAGGTGGGATTTTGAGCCGGCCGCCTGACAGCCTAGACGACCTCGAAGAGGCCATTCGCCGCTCGGCCACCGCTCAGCAGGCCCAGCTTTGGACGGCACTGCCTGGCATAGTGACCGCCGTGGACCTCTATTCGCAGACGCTCAGCGTGCAACCAGCCATCCAGGCCAAGGTGACAGACGAAAAAGGAGACGTCCTCGACGTCAATTTGCCGTTGCTGGTGGACGTCCCCATCGTCTGGCCCAGGGCCGGTGGCTTTGCCCTGACGCTACCGGTAGCCGTGGATGACGAGATCCTTGTCATTTTCGCGTCCCGCTGTATTGACTCCTGGTGGCAGTCCGGTGGCATCGGCGCTCAGGCCGAACTACGGATGCACGACCTGAGCGATGGATTCGCCGTACTGGCTCCCACGAGCCAGGTCAAAAAATTATCAAATGTCAGTCCCACCAACGTTCAACTCCGAAATGAGGCCGGAGACACATTCCTGGAGATCAACCCAACTGGCCAGATCAAAATCTTGGCCACTACGAGCGTCGAGATTGAGGCTCCCAACATCGACATGCGAGCGCAGACCAGGATACTCCTAGATGCCCCGCAGGTAAGCATCGACGGGACGCTTTCCCAGTCCGGCGGTGCCATCAACCTCAACCCGACGCTGATGACGGTTAATGGTCCAGCCACGTTCAACTCGTTGTTGCGGGCGAACAGCGGATTGCTGGTCTACGGGGGCGCTGATCTTAATGGGGATGTGACTGTTTACGGCAACCAGCAAAACTACGGGGAGCTTAGAGTATCTGGGTATATTTATAGCGGAGCGATAAATCTGCGGCTACACCGCCATGGCGGACTGCCACAGGGTGCTCCGCCTGGAAGTTTCATTACCGGGATTCCGATCAACTGATGCGTTACCGCAAGCTAAGCGACCTCGGAGACATGACATTTGGGTCCGGCGGGATCAATTTCCACCGGGACTCGCCGGAGGGCGTGGCGCAGGCCGTTTGGACCAGGTTGCGGCTCTGGGCCGGCGAGTGGTTTCTGGATATCGACGAGGGGATGCCGTACCAGGATGCGGTCCTAGGCACGGGCACTAGGGAGACAATCGAGCCGGCCATGCGCCAACGCATCCTGGAGACGCAGGGCGTGTTGAGCATCGAGGAGTTTGCCCTGTCGATAGACCCCGAAAATCGCGTGGCATCTATTGAGGCGGTAATCAACACAGAGTTCGGTTCCACCGGTCTGGCGGAGGCGATCTAATGGCCATCGGCGACCTGATCTATGTAGACCCCGAGGGGATGCACTATCCGGATTATCCCACCGTCCTGGCGTATTTGCAGGATGAGTATCGTTCGATCTACGGCCAGGACGTCTACCTGGAGGCGGATTCGCAGGATGGCCAGTGGATCGCCGTGCTGGCTCTGTGCATCTACGAGATGGCGCTTATGGCCGCCGCTATCTACAATTCGTTTTCGCCGCTCACGGCCCAGGGCGACGCTCTCACCCGCAACGTCAAGATCAACGGCATCGCCAGGGCGGTCGCCACGTCCTCCACCGTTGACCTGCTGCTCACCGGCCAGATAGGCGTAACAATCAATAACGGCGTGGCCGAGGATACCCTCGGCCAAAAATGGCTCTTGCCGGCTAGCGTCACCATTCCGGCTGGAGGCTCGATCACGATCACGGCCACAGCCGAAAAAATAGGTTCCATCAATGCCGCGGCTTTCACCATCTCCAAGATCGCCACCCCTACCCTGGGGTGGCACACCGTCATCAACCTGGCGGTGGCGGTGACTGGTGCACCGGTGGAATCGGATGGGACCCTACGCGACCGCCAAGAGGTCTCCACGATGATCCCCAGTCTGTCTGTGATGGAGGGCATCGTGGGTGGTGTGGCGTCAGTGGCCGGCGTCCAAAAATATCGTGGCTACGAAAACGACACGAACATAACCGACCTTGAGGGCATCCCCGCGCACAGCATCGCCATCGTGGCACTTGGTGGCGACAGCACGGAAATCGCCCAGGCCATCGCCGCTAAAAAAACGGCGGGCACGGGTACCTACGGCACCACGTCCGTCATCGTCTATGACGATTACGGTGTGCCCAACACCATCAATTTTTTCCGCCCCATCTTGGCCATCATCAGCGTCCGCGTCACGATCATCACTAAAGCCGGCTACGTCAGTGGGACGGCGGACTTAATAAAGCAGGCGGTCGTGGACCATATCAATGCTTCGCAGATCGGAGATGACGTCTACGTCAGCCAGATCGCCGGCGCGGCCAACCTGAACTCCACAGACGAGGGGCGATCGTTCGACGTCTCTCTGATCGAAACTAAACTCGAGCCATCGCCCACTTGGGACACGACCAACATCATCCTGGGCTACATCGATCTGGCCACGAGTTACATCGCTAACGTAGAGATCGTGGCGACATGAGGACCACGGCTGATTATTTGGCATTGCTCACCAGTGCCCACCGGAACCGCCCAGACTTCCGGGCCTCGGTGGATGCGTCGGTTGATCCATTCGTCGGTGTCCGGGACGTGCTCTTTGGGCTCCTCCAGGAATTTGATCTTGACTCGGCGCTCGGTGTGCAGCTTGACGCCGTGGGCAGGTGGATTGGACTATCGCGCCGCGTTGCAATTCCTCTTGATGCCTTCTTCTTCTCGTGGGACGCTCTCCCGGAAACGGGCTGGGATGCGGGGATCTGGAGCGGGGGTGGGGTAGGCCCATCGGACGTCTTCGATCTCCCGGATGATCTCTATCGGGCGGTCTTGCGCGCCAAAATCCGCGCCAACAACTGGCGGGGCGATATTCCGGGAGCCTACGAGATCGCCATCTCGGCCTTCCCGGCGCTGGACGGTGGTAATATCCTGATCGAGGACCACCAGGACATGTCCATGACCGTCAGGATACAGGAGGCGTCCATTGTCCCCATCGAGGCGGCTATCATCACAGAGGGGTATTTGCCGCTCAAACCAGCCGGCGTAAAGGCTATCTACATTTTGGAGTAGACCATGGCCCTCAACGACATCTTGAGGTTCGCCGAGAGCGACATCGGTACCAACCTCCTGACCCAGGCTGAGTACCTGGCTGATGCCCAGCGCACCATCGGCCATCAGCCAGGCATCGCCAGGAGCAAACTGGAGAACAAGGCGCTTCGCCAGGCATCCGCCATGGTCGCCGGCTTGGCGCAGTTTCTGGCCGACAATCAGGCGACTGACATCAATGACAGTCTGACGCCGGCCCAGGTCTCCACCGCCTTGCTCGCGGCGGTGGGAGGGAGTCGGTTACCGAGTTCGAACGGGTGGTGGAAGCCCATCGGAGGGATGCTCATCCAGTGGTGCTACATCGAGTACATACCATCGATTAGCATCGGGGGAATTATCTCCTTTTCTCGCACCTGGCCAATTTCTTTCTCTGGTGTCCCTTTCGCCATCGTGACGGGCAAAAATGCCTTAAACACCTCGGAAAGCATGGAGAGCATCGAAAATATCTACTTTGCATCTAGCTCTGGTTTTTCCGGTCAGGCGGAACGAATTTATGGGGCGGGCGGACAGACAGTACCGATAAAACTGACGGTGGTGGCCATCGGTAATGCCATCGTATAAACTAGCGATATGCTAGGAGAACACGGAATGCTTAGATATTCTGCGTTGGCCAATGCTTTCTTCGAGATGGGAGGTTGCGTTGAGCGGGTTGGTGATTGAAAATTGGCCCCTGACGCGGCTTATCCCCTACGCCAGGAACCCCAGGCGCAACGACGACCAGGTGGAGCGCATGGCCGGGGCCATCCGGGAGTTCGGCTTTCGCATCCCGGTGGTGGCCAAATCCGACGGCACCGTGGTGGACGGCCATTTGCGACTCAAGGCCGCATACAAACTGGGTCTGGCCGAGATACCGGTAGTCCTGGCCGACGAACTGACCGACGCCCAGGTGAAGGCATTCAGGCTACTGGCCAATCGCTCGGCCAACTGGGCCACCTGGGACAACGAGCTTATGGCCATGGAGTTGGAAGAGCTTCAGGAAATGGCCTTCGACCTGAACCTGACGGGTTTCGATGTTGCCGAAATCGACTCCCTACTAGCCAAGCCGACCACTGAGGGTCTGACCGATCCCGACGAGATCCCCGATCCGCCGGCAGAACCCGCAAGCAAACCGGGTGATGTGTGGATTCTGGACCGCCATCGGCTCATGTGTGGCGACAGCACCAGCGCGGACGACGTGGGCAGATTGCTGGCCGGCGTCCGGCCGCACCTCATGGTCACCGACCCGCCCTATGGCGTCGAATATGATCCCGCCTGGCGCAACGAAGCGCTTTCAGGGCGAAAGACCAAGCGCACCGGCGTGGTCCTGAACGACGACCGCGCCGACTGGCGCGAGGCATGGACGCTCTTCCCCGGCGATGTGGCCTATGTCTGGCATGAGGCGCTGCACGCGACCACGGTCGCGGAAAGCCTTGTCGCCTGCGGCTTCGACATCCGCTCCCAGATCATCTGGGCCAAGGAGCGTCTGGTCCTCTCCAGGGGGCATTACCACTGGATGCACGAACCCTGCTGGTACGCGGTCAAGGGCAAGGCCCACTGGAACGGCGACCGTAAGCAGGTCACGATCTGGAACATCCCGTCCAGGGGCCAGGACGCCGACACTACCCACGGCACACAGAAGCCCGTCGAGTGCATGAAGCGGCCCATGGAGAACAACTCCAGTCCGGGCCAGACCGTGTACGAGCCCTTCTCTGGCTCCGGCACCAGCATCATCGCCGCCGAAATCACCGGCCGTTCATGTCTGGCCATGGAACTGAATCCCGCCTACGTAGACATGGCGATCAAGCGCTGGGAGGAATTCACCGGGAAAAAAGCCGTACTGGATGCGCGCGATGGCAGCTAGCGCATTTACGTCTGACTTGGTCGTCCCTGACCTGCGGGTGGAATACCGCCTGGTGGATGAACTGATCCCCTACGCTCGCAACGCCCGCACCCACGGGGAGGCCCAGATAGCCCAGATCGCCGGCAGCATTCGAGAATTTGGCTTCAACAATCCGGTGCTGGTGGACGGTGAGCGAGGCATCATCGCCGGCCATGGCCGGGTGCTGGCCGCCCGCAGGCTGGGGATGACCAGCGTGCCGGTCAACGTCACCAACTTCGGAACAAGCCCCATCGCATAAACTAGCAATATGCTAGGAGGACATGGAATGCTCAGATATTCTGCGTCGGCCAATGCCTTCTTCGAGACGGAAATCCACGGCGACGCTATTCCAGCGGATGCCATGGAAGTGTCACGTGAAACTTACGACGCCATCCAGGA